AGAAGGTGATAAAATCCCTACTTGTAACACTCCTTTAAAGCTAGGTGAAGATTTTAATTTAGGTGGTAAAGACGAAGAAATTTGGAAAATTTTATATCCAATCCTCCCACTTAAAAAAGACAGCGATATTCCAACAGCAGGTGCTGGTAAAGGAGAAATCGCTACTTACTGGGCTTTTGAATTTAACGTTAATAAACACAACGTTACCGATTCTAGAAAAGGAGAAGATCCGGATTTAACCATTGATGGTATTGGATGCGAAATCAAATCATACGATACCTCTAATATTACCTTAGGTAAATTTGCAGGCGATAAAGCAAATATAGCATTACTAAATAGTGTAATAGCTATTTTAACTTTATTTAGCAAATTCGATGAAGAATCTGATGTTACAATCAACGCAGGTAACTTTAAAGGAAATGATATACTCCCAGCTTTCGAAATCATGTCTATGTTTGAGAAAAACAAACAATTAAGAGACATAGATGCGTTTGAACCTTTATACAAGCGTATTGATTCTTTATATTCTAGATTAGATTTAGCACCAACTGCTAGTCCTCAAGAAGGTGCAGGTAAATTGCTTAAGCAAATTTTAAAAACTAAATTGCTAAAAAAACCTAGAATGGGTAAAGACGTAGGATATGTACTTAACGTAAGCGAAAACGGACAAGGTAAATTCTATGTTATGAATGATGCTGTAGTAGATAATATAGATAGTGAAAGAATATTAAACGGTGTTTATGTTTCTTCTTCTGAATTAGGTATGAACTTCCCTAGATTATTTAAATAATATGTGTGACTGCGGCTGCAATACTTGCGATTCAAAAAGACCAGTGGTGCTAAACGAAAGTGTAGCCCCAAAAGCAATCCTTTCCGAGGGTTTGAAATATCACTTGGATAACGCACGACCTCTTACAGAGCACGTATATCGTGCAGGCTCGGATAGTTATTTTAATTTATGGGCTGAAGCACGCGCTTTATACAGCCGTAACATCATTGAAGTACAAGGAGACGATTTAGAGGTGCTAACTGAAACCGATTTAGGTCATTTTGGTTTATACGAAGGTAAAAAAGTACCTTTGGATTTTGTTTTTGAAGAGCAAGAATTAAACGAAGCTGAGAAGAAGAAAAATCCACCTCTTGGAAAACCAAAACGTGGTGGCTCTAAAAAATTCTATGTTTACGTTCGCAACCCAAAAACTAAAAAAATTAAAAAAGTATCATTTGGTGATACTTCAGGTTTATCAGCTAAGATAAACAACCCAGAGGCACGTAGAGCATTTGCGGCCCGCCACGATTGTAAAAATAAAAAAGACAAGACAAAAGCTTCATACTTGTCTTGTCGCTTACCTCGTTACGCAAAATTACTTGGTTTGAAGTCTAACTTTTCAGGATTTTGGTGATATGATTAATCTATTAGATATACTACAAGAAGCAAAAGAATCATTTGAGGATTTTGCTGTAACACGAGGTAAAGGAGCAGCTAAAATTGCTGAAAACGCTGAAGAAAAAGGCGGTTTATCTCTATTAACATGGCATCACTTTAAAGTAAAAGCTCCATATTATAAAAAAGCAGCTGAAGGTAAATTTGACAAAGAAGCAGCCAAAAAAGAATTTGATCAAACCCTAAAGAAAATATCACTAGGAATGACCCAAACCGAATTTCAACGTGAAGTTGGACGTTTAGAGGTATTAGGTGAATTACTCATTAGAGAAAAATAATGCTAAACGCAAATATTCCTAGTTTTAAAGCTTTAGTTCGTAAATCATATTTTACCAAAAACCATAAAGACTCAGACGAGTTTTACAATGTATATGTTTTTGGTCTTCAATCTGTTGTTGGAGTTATATTAACATTCCATGTTATGACAGACAACGGAATGGTTCGTTCTCGTGTCCCACTCTCAGAAATTTATACAAAAATTCCAACAAACGATATACCATTTAATTTTAAACAATTATGGGATTGTTTTAGCGAAAACGTTTCTGTTATAGAATACAATTTTTTAGCTTATCATAGAGCACAAGTTGTTCTAAGAGACGGAAGTAAAGTTTGGGGAACATATTTGTTTACAGTAGATTGGTTCAATAATCCATATAGTGATGAACCCACAGACTATAAATGTGGTCACATATTTGAATCAGATGAAGGTTATTTAATGTGTATGCCTAATAATAGAATATTTTGGAAAGATTCAAATTGGGTAACTAAACAACTCCCAGAAGATTTAAAGCAATTTAAAGTAGACACTGAATTACCTTCTGTAGAAAATCAATCAGATAGATGGATAACTGAAGATGGAGATTCTTTTTATTACGATATGAATGAAACCATACACTGATCTAGAAGTTACAGACAAATACATCATCCGAGAATTTACCGAAAACATTGACCCAATAGAGTTAATGTGGCACCGAGATGATGAAGATAGAACAATCGAGATTCTAGGAGAAACAGACTGGTTAATTCAATTAGATAATCAGTTGCCTACTTTCCTAAAAGACTCCATATTTATACCACGAGGTATGTGGCACCGAACCATAAAAGGAACAGGACCACTTAAAATTAAAATATATAAAAAATAAGATATGGGTTTACATGCATGGGCAATATACACTGGATCAGGAGGATTAGATCCTACATATATTTCTTCCTCAAATGCAACTGTAGCTGATGGTCCTCCTGCTAAATGGTACACTTATAGAATCCTAGCTAAGGCTCGTCCTGCAGAACAACAAAATATAGGATTAGTTTTCGCTAATCCCGAAACTATCTATGATGCAGGTGTAGGGGCATATTGGGAAGATGTATTAGTTGATCCTACAATTAATATAGCATCAGGAATCCCTTCTCAAAAAGGATTTTATATGCCTCGATATAAAAATGATACTCGATCTGGTGGAACTTATGGCGATGGCCAGTCCACCACTTCTACTTCTTCTTGGCAATGGGTTAAAGGACTAGACAATAGTATAAAAATTTATAATGAAAATAATCCTGGAAACGAATACTACCCAAGAAATTATGGTTGGATTTTAGGGGTATGTAAAAATGGAACCACAAATGGATGGAATGTTGAAGCTTGGTTTTGGGGCTCTCCTGGTGCTGGTGGAGGTGCTGACCCACAAGGGGCAAATTCTTTTGTAGAAGTAGTAAATTCTTTACCTACAGGAGCTTTTCAACCTGGCCAAGCTAATAATCGTAATTTTACAGACGCTCAAACGGCATTTGAGGGTATTTGTTATAGTGTAATAAATAAATATAATGGGTATAGTTCCTCATCCGGTAATTTTGTTGTAGTATATAATACTGGATCTGTTTTAGGAGATGTAGGTATGGAATATGCTATAGATGTAGCGGATCAAACCGGAGAAATTTTCCCTTAATTAATTAACTTATAGACGGATTCATAGCCCGTCGCTTTTAACAAAAATATTGATAGCTGTGGCGTCACCAAATTTGGAGATGTCACAGCTTTTTATTATCTTAACGCGTAACAAATAAAAATATGAAGGAAAAATTAATTGTAATTGTAGGTGCCGGAGTTGCAGGTGTCAATGCTGCTACTAAGCTTGTAGACCAAGGTTATCCAGGTGAATATATTACCATCATTGATATGGGTAAGGACCCATACAAACGTAAACCTGAAGAAGTAATGACAGGTTTCCTAGGTGCTGGAGGATGGTCAGATGGTAAACTTACTTATCATACTGCAATTGGAGGTCAATTGTCAAAATATTGTGGTGAAGAAAAAGCAATGCAGTTGATGGATCAGGTAATCACTAATTTCAAGCGTTTCCACCCTAAACCAGAGGAAGTACAATGTTCAAATCCAGATACAGAACCAGAATTTATTAAACCATATTTTGGTTTACGATTGTTTCCAGTATGGCACGTAGGTACAGATTACCTATCTGAAATTGCTAAAAATTGGTACGATTATTTACTTAGTAAAGGTGTTCGATTTGAATGGGAAACTAAAGTATATGATATAAATTTCCAAAACAACTATCTTAGCGCTAAAAATGTTCGTTCACAAGAGGTAAGAGTATCATACGATGAGCTTATCTTTGGTGTAGGTAAATCAGGTATTGATTTTGCCCAACAACTTGCCCAACAATATGAACTACCAGACGAACCTAAATCAGTTCAAATTGGTGTTAGATTTGAAGCACCACAAGAACACTTCCAAAAACTAATCGATATTTCATACGATTTTAAGTTATATAGAAAATTTGACGATAAAGGTGTTTCACTTCGCTCATTCTGTACAAACAACAATGCCGCTTATGTTGCTGTAGAAGAAACATATGGTGACCATAGTTACAATGGTCACGCTAAAAAAGATCCAAAATATCTAAACGGAATGACCAATTTTGGAATTTTGATGGAAATTAATGGTATTGAAGATCCATTTACTTGGTCACGTGATGTGGTAAACAAGCTTCAATTCGGCGGTACTGGTTTATACTATTCACCAACTCGTATCCCTTCAACTACAGCAGAAGGAAACAATGTTACAGCTTTCCAAATTGACAATTTGAATGGAGTAAAAGAAGTAATGGGTGAATATTGGAACTATATTGAAGACTTTATCGAGGATATGAAAAAAGTATTCCCAACACTACAAGATGATTGGGGTATCTACATTCCTGAGGTAAAATATCTTTCACCCGAACCACTTGTAAACTATCGTAATCTATCTCTTACAAAATTCCCAAATGTACACTTTGTAGGAGATGCATTATCAGCTAGAGGTATAACAGTTTCAGGAGCTCAGGCAATATACGTTGCCGAGGACGTTCTTTCTTATTACCTTCGCGATACCGAATATCCGGAATTTTTAAGCCATTACGCAGTATGAAAAAAGAAACAATTTACGAAGAACGCCGAATGAGATCTAAAGGAGCACATCACTATTTCTTTAAAGAAAGTGGTAGCGATGCCTGGAAATACCATAACTGGGATGGGCCCGCGGTTCAACCTATTGAAGGTGAAGAATCAGAATATAAAAAAGAATATCATTTATACGGTCGCCAATTAACTCTAGAACAGTGGGAAGAAGCTCGCAAAAACAGAGAAGGCTTACCTTGGTATAAAAATCCTTCAATGCGAGGAACAACACGATTCTAATGGGACATAAATACGAACCAGTACCTCGTCAAGGTGACTTTTATAAAAAAGTTTGGGGACATGAGCTTTGGATTATTAATGATGAAGAATATTGTGGTAAACTTCTAGTATTTGAAAAAGATAAAAAGTTTTCAATGCATTATCATTTGATTAAAAAAGAATCATGGTATGTTGCTAAAGGGGAATTTTTATATAGTTGGGTTGAAACTGAAAAAGCAGCAGTTAAAACTGTTACAATTAAAGAAGGAGATGTAATCGATCTTGAAAGAGGCCAACCCCATCAACTTACAGCACTAACCGAAGGAGCTACAATTTTTGAAGTTTCTACTAAACACTTTGAAGAAGATAGTTACCGTATCATCCCTGGTAGTTCACAAGATGATTTTGTAAATGAAATTATTCAACAACAATTATCTGAAGTAGTAGTATCTAGAGATTTAACTAAATTTTGGTCTTTAAATGACAAATTAATTGATTTTTCTAGTATGAACCTGCATACTATTTCTCAAGCAGAAGCTGAAGTAGAACTTGGATGGGAAGCTGCTATGCATTGGTCTAATATTATTCATAAAGAATTAGATAACGAATTCTTCCAACTTAACCCAGGAGATATCTATGTTGATTTAGGATCTAATATTGGTATGAATTGTGCTTATGCCGAAAGTAAAGGAGCATCTAAAATTTATGCTGTTGAACCTGACCCAGATGTATTTAAAGCTCTCCAGAAAAACTCAGGTAAAAATTGGACATTAGAAAATATTGCTGTTTCTAATAAAAAAGGATTTATGGAAATTAGTATGTGGCCTAATTGGCAAGTAAAACGCATATTAAAATGCACTACTTTAGAAGATATTATTGAACGTAATAATATAGAAAAAATAGACTATCTTAAAATTGATATTGAAGGTGGAGAAAAAGAACTTATTCCTTCAATTCAACCTGAAACTTGGGCTAAAATTAGTAAAATTTTTATTGAATATCACGAAGATGTATTTGGGTATTCTGAAGAAGCTCGAACAGAATTTATTAAAACTATTCATCAATATGGTTTTAATTTTCATGTATCCATTGCCGGTAATCAAAGCTTTTTGTATTTTTGGAGAGTATGAAGATAGGATTATGTGGGACAATGAGTGTAGGTAAAACCACACTTGTCAATGCTTTAAAAGAGCTACCAGAGTTTAAAGACTATATGTTTAGAACTGAACGTTCAAAATATTTAATGGAACAAGGTATTCCATTGAATACTGATTCGACTTTTAAAGGTCAATTAGTATTTTTAGCGGAACGTTCAATGGAGCTTATGCAAGAAAATATTATTACAGACCGCACAGTAATTGATGTTATAGCGTTTGCTCGCGCTTCTAAATCAATGGATCACGTTGAAAAATATGATTTTGAACAGGTAGCTACATTATTAATTAAAGACTATGATTATATTTTTTATATAAGTCCTGAAGGAATAGATATAGAAGATAATGGTGTACGTGAAACTGATATTGAATATCGTAAACTAATTGATTTTATAATCACTAACCAGATTAAATCAAGACGTTCTCTTATTCAAAATTATGGTATATTAGAAGGACCTACTGAAGAACGTATTAAGCAGCTTAAATTTCAATTAGGTTTGTGATATTTATGAGAAAACTATAATATATCTAAAGATGAAAATATCTGAATTAAAGTCCGCTATCCGCGAGATGATTATTAGCGAACTTAACGAGGCTGAATTCCAATCTAAACCTGGTGAGGTTGATAAAATTAAAGATAGACTGAAACCAGGTGATACTGTTAAAGTAGTAGCTGAAGATGAGGCTCTTAACGAAATGGCTAAAATTGCAGGTGATCTAAAAGTAGCTATCGAAAAAGTAATCGAAAAAAACAAAGACGGAGAAAAGAAAGACATCCGTAAGGCTATTAAAGCCGACGATGATGTCCAATCAGCTCTAGGCCCAGACGACGATTTGTTTGATAACCAACTTAACAAATTTATCGACCTAGTAAGAGGCGAAAGAGAAGTTGGTCAACGTGGTCGTAAAGCTGATCCAAACAAACCTGAAAAAGAGAAAAAAGAAGGTGGAATGCGTGGTCGCCCCAAATCAGCTACCCCAGCTGCTAAAAAGAAAGAACCAAAAATGAAAACTTTCTCAATGGGTGATAAAAAATACTATGCTGGTGGTAACGATGAAGAAGGACCTTCAGATCTAGAACTACGTAAATTAGCTGGTTCAGGTGGCAAAGTTGAAAAAGGTAAAGCTGCTCAACTTCGCGCTCAAGAAAAAGCTAAATTAGTTAAAGTATTCTTAAAAGATATGAGAGATGCTGGTATTGTAGATAATGCAAACCGTGTTCTAGATAAAGAAAAATATGCTGATTCTTGGTCAAAAGCTAAAATTGAGATTGAAGATAAGGTATCAAAACTTAGCTAATGCTTAAGTGGTTTAAAACGAACCCCCAAACAGCAGTTATTTTATTGCTAGTAGGGGTTCTTATTTTTCAATATTTGTTTCTAAGTAATTCATATAAAAAAGAATATTATAGATTACTTAAGGAACAAGAAAAAAAATATGAACAACAAATAGGAAAGTTACATAGTTCAAACGATTCTATTTTAGATATAAATAAAGCAATCGAAAAACAAATTGCAGATATAGATAAACAAATAGCTAAAAAAGATGCTGAATTAGCTAAATTAAAAAAACAAAATGCACAAAATACTGCTAAGCTTAATGCTATGTCTGACGCTGAGCTTTCCGGCGCTTTCACAGAACTTTTCAACTGATTTAATTACAGTACCTCGTTCTACAGTTGTAAACGCTATTACAAAATATAACGACTGTAAACTTGAACTACAGTATAGTCAAGAAAAATTATTTGCTACTGAAACTAAAATAAAACTTTATCAAGAAGAAGTTCTGAATTTAAATAATCTTATAGCTAATAAAGATATCGAAATAGCTACTCAGGGCGAAGTTATTAAATTAAAAGAAAGTGAAATAAAGGCTTTAAAACAAGCCAAAAAAGCAAAGTTTTGGAATGGTGCACTGATAGGATTTGGTAGCGGTATAGTTGCTCTATTCACAGTAATCCAGTTATAGTACTATGAGTGATCAAGATCTAAGAAAAATAATCCAACAAGAATATGTTAAGTGTGCCCAAGATCCAGCACACTTTATGCGTAAATATTGTTATATCCAACATCCACAACGTGGCCGTGTTGTCTTTAATCTATACCCGTTCCAAGGTAAAGTACTTAATCTATGGAAAGATAATCCATATTCTATTGTACTTAAATCCCGCCAGCTAGGTATCTCTACATTAGCAGCGGGGTATTCACTTTGGTGGATGACGTTCCACAAAGACAAAAACGTACTTTGTTTAGCTACAAAGCAAGAAACAGCTAAAAACATGGTAACTAAGGTAAAATTCATGTACGAGAATTTACCTTCATGGCTTAAAGTACCAGCAGACGAAAACAACAAATTAACGTTACGATTAAATAACGGTTCTCAAATCAAAGCAGTATCCGCAGCAGGCGATGCTGGTCGATCAGAAGCAGTATCTTTGCTGATAGTGGATGAGGCCGCATTCATTGAAAACATTGGAGAAATATGGGCATCAGCACAACAAACACTTGCTACGGGTGGTGGAGCAATAGTACTATCAACACCTTATGGAACTGGAAACTGGTTTCACCAGACATGGGTAAGAGCGGAAGCACAGGAGAACGACTTTTTACCTATCAAGTTACCTTGGTACGTACACCCGGAGAGGGACGAAGCGTGGAGAAAGAAACAAAATGAACTTTTAGGTGATCCTAGAATGGCAGCACAGGAATGTGACTGTGACTTTAGCACCTCAGGTGAAACAGTATTTTACCCAGAGTGGATCGAATTTATATCGCAAACTACCATTAAAGAACCGGTTGAAAGACGCGGAGCAGACAAAAACCTATGGGTATGGGAACCTGCCTCTTACACGCGAGATTACATGGTAGTAGCTGACGTAGCTAGAGGTGATGGTAGGGACTTTTCAGCGTGTCACGTAATGGATATTGAAACCAATACACAAGTTGCTGAATATAAAGGACAATTATCACCAAAAGAATTTGGACATTTTCTTGTAGGTCTAGCCTCTGAATACAACAATGCTCTATTGGTAATAGAAAACGCATCAGTAGGTTGGGCAACTATCGAAACTGTTATAGAACGTGGCTATCAGAATTTCTATCAGTCACCTAAGAGTGACTTAGTAACAGCTGATTCGTATTTTAACCGATATGAATACGGCAACAATTTAACTCCTGGTTTTACAATGTCTTTAAAAACCAGACCTTTAGTGGTAAACAAATTTAGAGAATACGTTGGTGACCATTCTGTAACAATCCAATCAAAACGTTTACTAGAAGAAATGAAAGTATTCATTTGGAAAAACGGACGTCCAGAAGCACAAGGTGGATACAACGATGATTTAGTAATGTCGTTTGGTATTGGTATGCTTTTAAGAGATACTTCACTTAAATTCCAACAACAAGGTTTAGACATGACTCGCGCTGCTTTAGGTAGTATGACAAAAACACAAGGAGGAGTATATTCAGGTAATGCTGTCCAAAATCCTTATACACAAAAAATAGGAAACCAACAGGAAGATCTCCGTTGGCTTCTTTGATATTTATGATAATAAAATAAGCAATGGCTGATACTAGTATATTTTCAAGATTAAGAAGACTCTTCTCAACTGATGTAATCATCAGAAATGAGGGGGGAAGTCAACTTAAAGTAGTTGACACTGATCACATTCAAACTAGTGGTGAATTTCAAACTAACTCATTAGTAGATAGATTTGGAAAAATTTATACCAACCCTGCTTCTACATCTCTTTTAGGATCCCAATTTAATTTACAATACCAGTATCTTAGAACTTATTTATATAGTGACTATGATACAATGGATACAGACGCTATTGTAGCTTCTGCTCTTGATATCATTTCGGATGAATGTACTTTAAAGAATGATATGGGTGAAGTACTTCAAATTAGAAGTAGCAATGACGATATTCAGAAAATTCTTTACAACCTATTTTATGATGTACTTAACATTGAGTTTAACCTTTGGTCTTGGACTCGCCAAATGTGTAAGTATGGTGACTTTTTCTTAAAATTAGAAATTGCAGAAAAATTTGGTGTTTATAATGTAATCCCTTACACAGCATATCATATTCAAAGACGCGAAAACTTTGATATGGAAAACCCAGCTAAAGTACAATTCCTTTACTCTCCTGATGGTTACTATACTGGGGGTTCAGGTTATTATCAAACACCAAATACAAAACCTTTAGACAATCAAATTGTATTTGATAATTACGAAATAGCTCACTTCCGTTTGTTAACAGATGTTAACTACCTTCCATATGGTCGTTCATATCTTGAACCAGGACGTCGCTTGTTTAAACAATATGTGTTGATGGAAGATGCAATGCTTATCCATAGAATTGCTCGTGCCCCAGAAAAACGTATTTTCTACATTAACGTAGGTAATATTCCACCTCAAGAAGTTGAAGCATTTATGCAGAAAACTATTC